GGTTACATACCCTCCACGGCATGCAGTGGTAGCGGCCCAGGCCAGGGCTCCCGCGCAAGGGCCGCCCCGCCGCGCCGGGAGCGTCCCCCCTCCCGCTGCGCGCAGCGCTGCAAGAGAGGGGGGAAGGCGCGCAGCGACTCAGGGGGGTGTTCAATGTTTTCCCCACTCGCGCTCATACGTATGCACCAGCGCCTGGTTCGACAGCCGGTTCACATCGGCTGACACGCGCGCCATGTCCAGCGGAAAGTCAAACAGCAGCGGCAGCGTGTCGGGGGCCAAAAACCGCAGGCCGGGCGGCAGCGCCTGCGGCATGCGCCAGGGCCGGTGGCTGGCGATGATGAAACCCCATTCGCCAAAGCTGGGCACATGCGCGTGGTAGGGCGCGGTGGACAGGCCCACCGATTCAATGGTCTGCGCCACCGTCCAGTAGCTCTTGCGCGCCACCAGGGGCGATGTGGTCTGCACCACCGCGTAGCCGCTGGCGGCCAGGCGGCGGTCCAGCAGGGCATAAAAGCTGTTGGTGTAGAGCTTGCCAATCGAGAAGTTGGTGGGGTCGGGGAAGTCCACCACGATCACATCAAAGGTGTCTTCTGGCGCGCCCTGCTGCAACCAGCCAAACGCATCGGTGTTGATGATCTTCACCTTGGGGTTCTGCAGCGCCTGGCCGTTGAGCTGCGCCAGGCGCGGGTTCTCGCTGAAGATTTTTGTCATCGCCGGGTCCAGCTCCACCAGCGTCACCGATTCGACCGAGGGGTACTTGAGGATCTCGCGCACCGCCATGCCGTCGCCGCCGCCCAGCACCGCCACCTTCTTGGGCGCGCCGTGGGCGGCCATGGCGGGGTGCACCAGGGCCTCGTGATAGCGGTACTCGTCGGCCTGCGCAAACTGCAGGTTGCCGTTCAGGTACAGCCGGTGGCCCGCACGGCCCTGGGTGACCACGATGCGCTGGTAGGGCGAGGCGGTGCTGAACACGATGCGGTCCTGGTAGAACTTGTCTTCGGCAAAGGTGGTGATGTGCTCGGCCCCGGCCAGCGCACCCAGCAAAATGCCCAGCACCATCACGCAGGCCGCCAGGTGTGCCTTCAGGCGCCGCAGCTCGTGCCGGAACAGCCACACCGCCCACAGCGCCACAGCCGCGTTCATCGCGCCAAACAGCAGCCCCGTGCGGATGAGCCCCAGGTGCGGCACCAAGAGCAGCGGAAACGCCATCGACACCACCAGAGCGCCCAGGTAGTCGAACGTGAGCACCTGCGAGACCAGGTCCTTGAGCGCCACATTGCGCTTCAAGATGCGCATGACCAGCGGAATCTCCAGCCCCGCCAGCATGCCCACCATGAACACCATGCCGTACAGCAGCAGCCGAAAAGCCCCCGGCGCGTACGCATTGGCCAGGAACAGCGTGGCGGGCAGCAGCCCGCCAATCAGCGCCACCATCAACTCGATGCGCAAAAAATGCGCGGGCAGCTGCCGCTCAAAGTAGCGCGACAGCCACGAGCCCACGCCCATGGCAAAAAGGTAGGTGCCGATGATGGTGCTGAACTGCAGCACCGAATCGCCCAGCACATACGACGCCAGCGCCCCCGCCGCCAACTCATACAGCAGGCCGCAGGCGGCCACCACAAACACGCTGGCGAGCAGGGCGATTTCGATGGGGCGGGGGCCGGTGGGCGGCTGCGGCTGCACGCCAGGATCGGGCAACGCCGATGGCACCTGGGTCACGCCAGCACCGGAGGGTGGAGCTTGGCGCACTGATAGCGCCCAGCATCGCGCAATAGCACGGGGGACGGCCCCGTGGCGGTGGCGGCGAGGCAGCCATCGGCGATTGCGATGCGGACGGCGGCATCGCCGAGCGACGTGCAGGCCTTCAGCCCGAACAGTTCATCGGTTCTGGCACCGCCCAGCCGGGGCGGGGCGTCCCATGGGCGGTGGTGGAGCAGGTTCCATTGGTGGAATTCGTTCATGGGGAGTGCGGTTGGGGCCTGGGTGCCGGGCGTGCGGATTTTCACACGCCGCGCCGGGCCCCTGCACACCGCCCCGCCTGGCTCAGAACTGGTAGTTGGCGCTCAGTAGCACGCTGCGGGGGGCGCCCGGCATGCTGGTGGAGCGCCAGTATTCCTTGTCCAGCAGGTTGGACAGTGCCAGCGTGACCGTCCAGGGCGCGGTGCGCCAGCCTACCAAGGCGTCCCAGCGGGTGTAGCCGGGCAGGCGCTGTGTGTTGGCGGCGTTGATCCAGCGTGCGCTGGTGTGGGTCACACCGAGTTCTGCATACCAGTGGCCTTGGGGGGCGTAGCGCACAAAGATGTTGCCGTTGCGCAGCGCGGTGTTGATGAGGTATTTGCCCACGTTGGCCGGTGCGCTGCGGTCTTCAACCACCTTGGCGCTCATCACCCCGGCGCCGCCGCGCACGTACCACGCAGCGGCCAGGCGGCCTGCGGCACTGAGCTCGACGCCGCGCGAGCGTTCTTTGCCGCGCACGGCCCAGTCGTTGGGGAAGTTGACGGCATCGGGCTGGTAGCGAATGTTGTAGTGCTCCAGGTCGTACACCGCCAACTGGGTTGACAGTGCGCCTGCCAGCCAGTCGCTCTTGACGCCCGCCTCCATCTGGCGGGAGTAGCGCGGCTCGTCGTCTTGCGCGCCGCTCACGCCCAGCATGCCGCGCCCGCCGTAGGGGGAGTAGCTTTTGCTGTACGAGGTGTAGATGCTGTGCTGCGCCGTGGGCTGCCACACGAGGCCCGCGCGCGGGCTGACGGAGTCGCCGCTGGCGGCGCGGCGGGCATTGGTGAGGCGGTTGAGGGTGTCAAAGTCGTAGCTGTCGTAGCGTGCGCCCACCAGCAGCTTCCATTGCGGCGCCAGGTGGATCAGGTCTTGCACATACAGGGCGCGCGATGTGGCTTCGTGCAGGTTGTTCTGGGTAGCGGCAGGGCGTTGCGCAGGTTTGGCGGGCCACACGGGGTTGTGGGGGTTGATGGTGGCGCCAAACGGCACGGTGCCATACACCTGGGGCTGGCGCTCTTCGCTGCTGTGCTCCAGGCCCATCAGCAGTTCGTGGCGCATGCCCGCCACGTCCACGCGGCCAGTGAGGTCCAGGGTGTGGGTGGTGGTCTTGTTGTTGGTGGCTTGCCAGGCGTAGTTCTGGCGCAGCTGGCCGCGGTAGTTGCAGGCTGCGCCGGTGGCGGTGCGCCCTGCGGTGTTGCAGTAGGTGCCGCCGAAGACGTGGTCAAAGTCCTGGCTGGCCTCGCGCTTGCTGGCAAGCCAGCGCAGGCTCCAGGCGGGGTTGAAGTCGTAGCTCAAGTCCGAGCGCAGTACCCGCAGGCGGTCTTGCACGTAGTCGTCGGGGTGGGCAAAGCCCTGGTGCGTAGAGACGCTGGCGGGCAGCTCGCCATACACAGGCCCCCGGTCGGGCACTCGCCAGACGTTGTCGTAGGTGTATTGCCCCGCCCAGCGCAGACCGGTGCGCGTGTCCACCAGGATGCTGGGCGAGATCATTTCGTTTTTGTTGCGGATGCCGCTGCGGAAGCTGTGGGCCTGTTCGCGGTCTGCCGTCAGGCGCACGGCGACGTGGGGGTTGACGACCTTGTTGATGTCGATGGTGCCGCCGTAGTTATCCCACGAGCCGCCGCGCAGGGTGACGCTGCTTTTTGCGTCGAAGCGGGCCTGCTTGCTGACGAGGTTGATGATGCCGCCGCCACCGCCACGCCCGTACAGGACGGAGCCTGGGCCTTTGAGGATCTCGATGCGCTCGACGTTGGCCGTGCTGCGGCGCACCTGGCCGGATTCACGGATTCCGTCGCGGTAGATGTCGCCCGAGTCGGCGCTGAAGCCACGGATGAGCACGCCTTCGCCGCGCATGTCGTAGTTGGTGTTCACGCCGGGCACGCCGTCGAGCATGGTGGCCAGGTCGTTGATGCCGTAGCTTTTATATTTGTTGACCTCCAGCGTGTCGATGGTCTGCGGGATGTCCTTGGGCGCCATGTAGGTCTTGGTGGCGGTGGTCACGCCCTCGGGGCGCACGTCATCCGCGTCGTATTGCGAGCCTGAGACGCTGATGGTGGGCAAGGCGGCTTCGCCCTGCGCCAAGGCGGGCGCTGCGATCATCAGCCCGGCCAGGCTCGCACCGATCAGCCAGGGCTGGCTGACAGCGGCGCGCTGACGTTGGGCCAGGGAGCGGTGGACGGTGTTGGATGGGGCTGCGCCAGGGCGGGGCGCTCTGAAGGCGGTGAGTGTGTGGCGGAAGGCGTTGGTGTCCATGTGTGCAATCGGTGGAGCACGCAGCGCACAAGCGCTTGCGACTCTTTACAAAAGCCACACATTTTAATGCAAATGATAACGATTCTTATTAAATTCCTTGCCAGCGAAACGGCGTTGGAAAAGCCCCTTGCCGGTGCGCGTAGAGAATGGCGCGCCGCGCGCTTTGGCACTGATTTACGCCGCCTTTGGCGCTAAATCTCGCCGCCTTTGGCACTGAATAGCCCAAACAAAAGCCGCCCGGAGGCGGCCTTTAAACCCGGCTACGGGTCTTTTCAATCGCTGGAGAGCATCGCAACGATCCTCTCCAGTTCCTCCTGAACACTTCCCAGATCGCCTGCATACCCCCAGTTCCTGGGCTTGTTAGCTGCCTTCTCGCTGTGTGTTGCCAGGCGGTTGTTCAGTGCCGCCAACAGGATGGAAATGTTGGCCTGCCTGGCTTGGTAGGCTTCCAAGGCGGTCGATTCCTGGTTTGCATCAATCAATTCGAGGCCGCTGGCGTTTTGGAAGGTGATCATTGAAGGCTCTTTAAAGTGGTGTTGCGATGAACCCAGTACCGCTCTTTAAAGCCTCGCCAGCAAGCCAAGCCAGACCGCCGTTGTCTGGCACTAGGCCAGCTTGAAGTTGCTGATCAGCACCTCGGCCGCCTCCTGCTTGCTGCTGCCGCTGATGCTGTACCGGGTCTTCACAGCCTCAATACGGAAGTCCGCAAAGGTCTCCCGCACCCCGGGGGTGTCATTCAGGCTCAGGATGAACTTGCCCTTTACCGCCCCCAGGAGGGCCGCCAAGCGCCCGAAGTCGTCCTTGCTGAACAACCCCTCGCCGTAGTCCTTCTCGCAGTCCCAATACGGTGGGTCAACGTAGAAAAACGTGCCCGGCTTGTCAAAGCGCTGAATGACCTGGTCGTAGGGCTTGTTCTCGATGAACACCCGTGCCAGGCGCAGATGGGCTTCGCTCAGGTCCTCCTCGATCCGCAGAAGATTCAACCGAGGCGCGCCGGTTGCCGAGATGCCGTAGGTCGGCTTCACGATCCGGGCGCCAAAACTGGACTTCGCCAGGTAGAAGAACCGGGCCGCCCGCTGTATGTCCGTGAGGGTGTCAGCGGGCGTTTTTAGGAACCGGTCGAACTCATCACGCGACACCAGCATCCAGCGGAACTGGGTGACCAGTTCGGCCAGGTGGAACTTCACGCACCGATAGAGGTTGGTGAGGTCCGAGTTGATGTCGTTGATGATCTCGACCTTGCTTTCCGGCTTTTTAAAGAGCACCCAGGCCGCGCCCGCGAACACCTCGCAGTAGGTCTGGTGAACCGGCATCTTCTCGATGATCCGGTCTGCCAAGCGGCTCTTGCCGCCCAGCCATGCCAAAGGGCTTTTTTGCGTCGTCATTGCACATTGCTTTGTGACGCTCGTGGCGCTCTGGTTGGGGGCTCTGCCCGCTGCGATCAGCGGGGCTGGCTCTCCAGTGGTTCAGGCACCCGCATCGCGGGCACTTGATCTCTACGATTCCATCGGCGCGGGCCAGCAGTTTCTGGCACCGTCCACATCTCACTTCTTGCATGTCGGCATCACCTATGATCAGCCCCGCCTAGCTAGGTGGCAGGGTCTTTGGTCGATGCCGTGCTCACTCACGGCAGAGGCGTTTGCAGGGGGTGTTAGCGCACCCACTGCACTCGCCCTGTCTTTTTTCTACCCCTCGGCCGACACGTACGTCAGCGTCGGTGCCCCCCCTTCAATCAAGCCAGCGCGCACAAACACGCGTTGCCCAGCCGTCCCCTCGCCCCGCGCCTGGATCACCCCGCCGCCTGGCAGCGTGATGATGGCCACGCCCCCGGCAATGGAGGTGATCTCGCCCACTTCCAGGGGCTGGTTGGGCATCAGCTCCATGAACTCCCGGTAAGCGTTAGGCATGGGTCTCGATCTCCAGCGTTTGGCGCAGGCGGGGGCGGCTCCAATCGATGGACGTGCTGCGCACGATGCCCATCACCGTGGATTCCCCGAGGTAGCGGATGAACTTGCCCGGCACGATCACCCCGGTTTCGGGCAGCACCTGCATGTTCAGCGTGATCCGCTCTTGCTTGCCGGTGTCCGACAGCTCGGCAATGCCCCGCTGCCGGTGCGCGTCCGGGTGGGTGATCAGCGCGTGGTTCACCTGGGGGGCGATCACGTTGCCCGGGGTGCCCGCCCGGGTGAATGGCCCAAACACCCCCGCACCGATGCCGCCCAGGAACACCCGGTTGTAGGCAGGCTTGTCGATGAACTCGGTGCCCTCCACCTCGGCCGCATGGGCAGGAATCTCAAAGTCTGGCGTGATGCTGCCCCAGTGCCAGGGCGCCAGTGGGTAGCGCGGCAGCACCCGCAGCGTGGCTGCCGTGTTGTGGGGCTGCACATAGCCGCCCGCAGCCCCTGCGATGTCGTTGATGGCATCGATGTAGTTGCCCTGCATCGCCCAGGCCCCAGCGGGCACATGCCAGTCTTCCAGGCCCCAATCCACCGTCCAGCCCATGGGCACGCCGTTCACGGTGAGCACGTCGGCCATGAGCTGCTGGGCCGTTCGGTCCACCAGGTTGCGAAACGACTGCTTGGGGGCGTCGGCCGAGCCCAGCACCGAGGCCTTGCCCTTGCCAGACACCGCCCAGCGCGTGGGGCTGAAACGGCGGTCCCGCGACTTGCCTTCCAGCCGCAGGCGGAACTCCACCCCGTTGACCAGCACCGACAGCTCGGCCGGATCGCCCGCGCTGTCGCGGCCCAGGTGGTTGGCCGCATCGTTGTGCAGTGAAGCTGTCCAGGACCAGGTCCAGGACTGGTGGTCCAGCGACATGTTGAAGCTGTGGGCATTCAGCTCGGCGCCCGTGTCCACCCGGTGCAGGGTGATGTTGTTGATCACGATGTAAGTCCTTCGAACGGGGACAACGATGGTTTCGCCTGGCTGTGGCCCCGGCCCATGGCCGTCACACACAAACACCAGGTGCGCGGGCAGGCTGCTGTCGGCCAGGTCTTCAAACACCAGGTGCGCAGGAAGCACGGGCACATAGCAAGGTGTCTCGATGGGCGGCTGCACTGGCGCGCTGACGCCTGGCGGCGGCTTGCGTGCCTCTTCATACCGCCCAGCAACCAAGCGAGACAGCGGCACCGCGCGGCCGAAGACGTCACGCACGGCGGCCTGGCGGTGCTGGGCCTCTTCAAACCGGCTTTGCACCAGGTGGCGCAGCCGGGTGGCGTCTTCAAACCGCTGCAGCACCGGGGGCGCTGCGAGCCGGTGGGCCTGCTGCAATCCCTGGAGGGCGATGGAGCGCAGGCGCGCGGCTTCTTCAAAGCGCTGCAGGGTCGGGGCGCTGCCCAGGCGTTGCGCCTGCTGCATGACCTGGCGCACCACAGCACCCAGGGGCTGCGCCTGCTGCCAGCGCGCCTGGTGGGGCGTGCCAACCGTGCGGGCGTTTTGCCAGTTGGCCTGCACTGCGGCTTGCACCGGCAAGGCCTGCTCGAAACGCACCTGGGTGCTGGCCCGCACGGGGGCCGCGTCCTGCCAGCCGTTGACGGTTGTGCAGGCAAGGGGCCGCTCCACGTTGACGTCGTACACCACGCCAATGCGCCCGCGCAGGCCGGTGATGGAGCCAGCAGCCCGCAGCCTGGCCGCCACGCGCACACCGATGCGGCCGCGCATGCCGGTGATGGTGCCCGCCGCATGCAGCTCGACCACGTCGGGCGTGCCGCCCCCGCCGTCGTCTCCAAATACGATCTCGACCGGGCCGCCCGAAGGGTTGGGCGCCTGGTCGAAGAGCAGATCGGTGCTTGCCACGCGCTGGCCCTTATGTCAGCGACGTGGTGCCCAGCACCACCAGGCCGCCCGCCTGCAGAAGCGGGCTGGCCTCGCCAAGCGGCGTGGTGCCACCGGCCACCCAGAAGTCGCCGCCGTTGGCTTCGTCCGTGACGCTGCCCTCGGTCACGATGTCGCCCGCGCCGTTGACCCAGAGGCCCCAGCGCGGTATGCCGGTGGTCAGCACCAGGGAGCCGCCCGGGTCGGCCACGTGCAGCACCAGCCCACCGCCCACGATGGACGCACAAGGCACTGCCAGCACGATCTCGGCCTGGGGCGTGTCGCCTGCTGCGCCATCCAGCGCCGCATGGCGGTCGGTGGTAAAAAGCTGCACCTTGCTCGGGCCAGGGCCAGCGTCGGCCAGGTCAATTGCAGCCTGCAGCTGGGCCAGGGCCGTCGCGGGGCCGATGCGCCAGGTGCCGCTCATGCCTGCACCTCGGGCACCAGCTTGCTGGCGGCCACCGGGCGGAAATTGCCCGCCAGGTCTTCGGCCAGGGTAAGAAACTGCTGGTTGGCGTCAATGCCCGTGAACTCAAACGCCCCCGTCACTGGATCGCTCCAGGTCTCGCGCACGGGCAACTTGCTGCGCTGGTGCTGCAGCACCACCCGGGCCTTGGTGGGCACGTTGGGCGTGCCCTTGATCTTGGTGGTGCCCCAGATGCGCGCCTGGCCGCCAAACTCGACGTCGCGGGCCATCTGCGCACGCAGCGCCCCCTCGGTGGAGAATGCGGGCACCGGGGCACTGCCAGCCAGCGCCGCAGCAAAGCGCGCCGGGCGCACCTGCTGAGCGCCTTGGATCGGGAACAGCAGGCGCGTGGGGCCGAGGCCTGGCTGAAACCCAGCAGGCGGCGCATACACGAACGGCGTGGCGCCGAAGTTCATCCGGCTGGTTGCAACGGCACTCGCGCCCGAGCCAAAGAATGCGTAAATGTCCCCACCGAGCCCGGAAGCCACAACGCCTGCGTCCACTCCGTCAAACCACAGCCGCAGCGTGCCCAAATCCATGTCCAGCACAAAGCTCAGGACAGAGAATGTCCCAATGGTGGGCAGCCCGGAGATAACCGCCTGGCCGCCGTGATAAAAGTCCTGGCTGTAGTAGCCCCAGCCATGCTCGTTGGCGCCTGGGTAAGCACCATATGTCGAAGAAAAGACCTCAACCGGCGCTGCTGCGGTCGCGATGCCGGGCATCGCATACGGGCTTAGTTCCGATGCCTCCCAATAGAACTTTTTTGAGGAACTACCGTACAAGCTACGCACTGCGGACATGTAGTGGTTGCTGCTGGCAAAAAGATCACCGTCAGAAAGCAAGATACCGCTGCCTTTGTCGGCAGGGTTCCAGGCTGTTGGAACTACGCCCGCTGCGGCGTCGGTGGCCCAAGTATTGGCACCGGGAAACAGCAGGCCGGTACCATCTGCCACATACACCCACCCCCGCTCATCGCTCCAATAAGCCAGCGAGAGCGACTTGGGCCAGCGCTGGGCGGATGCCCCAGCAGCCAGGCGCAGCCCATCCACCTCTACAGCAGCCCCCATGTCCCAGCGCAAAAAGAACCCAGCCGACGCTACGGCCTGAGCACTGAAACGGCAGCTGCTGCCCACGTTGTTGTCCTTGAGCGCAGCCAGCGTGCCCGCGATGGGCGCATGGCTGGCCGTGAGGGTGGCGGCGCCGTCCAGGCGCGTGGTGCCGTTAAGCAGCGCAACCTCTGCCAGCTCCAGGTCGTTCCCCCCCAGCATGAAGCCACTGAGCCTCCAAAACCGCGCGGCCATGGTCAGCGGCTCCAGGGGCCGGTGGTATCCAGGAACACGGTCCCAGCGGTCACAGCACCAGAGGGCGGTGCGGTGCGGATCGCCAGCAAGCGGCGCCCGGCCAGGTCGTCGGTGCCGTCCACGTTGCCGCCGTTGGCAAAGGCCGTGCCCAGATCTTGCACCGGGTGCAGCAGACCCGGCAAGGTGCCCCGGATGCCCTGCGCCACCAGCTCCAAGGGGCTGGTCAACAGGCCATTGTTGGGGCTGTTTGGATACGTGCCCCACGAATAGCCCGAGGTGCCCGCATAGGCATCTGCCGTGCTGCCGTTGTGGTGGGCGCCAATGCGCTGCGCGGCCACCGCCTGGCCGATGGCCGTGTGAGATCGCACAAAGTAGGCCCCCGCCCGCGCGCTGCGGTGCGAGTAGCCCACGCAGCCGTTGGGCACGGTGCTCACGTTGACCTGGTCGGCTTCGTTGCCGGTGACCAGGTAGCCATAGGCATCGCCGCTTTTAAAGCTGGCGAGGTCACCCGCGAACAGCACCGTGAACCGGCCCGTGCCTGCTGGGTCCACCGCCAGATAGAAGGCGCGCTCGTCGGCCACCAGATACCAGGCGCGCGCCGTGGCGTTGGCCGCGCTGCTCTTGGGCCAGTACAGGCCCCCGGATACCTGGGCCTCCAGTGGCGTGGTGCCGGGGCCGGTGGATGCGTCCGTCATGCTCTCGTGGGCGCGCACCCGGGCGTTGGTGGTGCCTGTGTCGGCCACGCGCAGCACGCAGCCCGAGGCCTCGGGCACGGTGGGCTTGAGGCACAACACGTTGGCGAGGGTGCCCGCAAACAGCTCTTGCCAGCCAGCAGCGGCCAGCTTGCTGGTGATGGTGCCGGTGGCCGCGCCGTTGGCAACGCCTGGGGCAGCAAACGTAACGCTGGAAGCCGTGGCGCTCAGGATGGGCTTTTGCCCATTGAGGGCTGTGGGTGTGGAGCCTGCGAACTGGCCCACGCTGCCCACGCGGAAGGGGTGAGAGCCTGCGTAGTTGGCGGTGGCAATGCCCGCATTGACGGTGAGCGATGCCACGGCCCCGGCACCGAAGCCATCGACCAAGCAGGACTTGAGGACGCTGCGCAGCGCGCCTGCAGAGCCAGACAGGACCGAGGCGCCGGTCATTGCGGAATCAAAGGTGTAGATCATGGTTGCGGCCTAGATGACGGGGTTGGTGGGCGCGCGGTCGATATCGCCGCGCTCGGTGAGTTCAAAGGCGTAGTCGGTGCCGATGGCCTCGGAAGGCTGCGTGGCGCGGATGGCCACGAGCGGGTAGTACGCGCCCACGGTGGGCAGGAACAGCGTGTTGCCGGGCACCCAGCCAGCGCCCCAGCCTGCAGCCGCGAGTGTGAAATACGGCGCGCCGCTGACCGGGTTGATGGGGGCGATGGCCGTATTGCGAGAAAACGTGCCCAGGTTGCCCACGTGCTCGCCAATCACCTCAACATCGGTGCCCCCGGTGAGCACGCGCAGGGCAAAGCGCTCGGTCATGGCGCCCGCGTTGGTCACCGCCACAGGGAAGGCTCCGTCGTTGTAGGTGGACGGCGCAGAGTTGCCGACCGTCACGTCGGACCATGTCACACCGTCCCAGGTCTGCTGGTCAAACACCGGCAGCGCCCGGGCGCGCAAGTTGCCCGCCATGATGGCGCTGGAGACGATGGAGCCCACTGGGAAATTGTGGGCGAGCTGCTTGGTGAGCTTGAGGGTGCCGTCGATCTGCACGTCAGCCACGCGGGCCATCTGCTCAATGCGGTGCTTGACGGTCACAGGCTGCACCCAGCCCGTCACGTCGGTGATGGCGATGGTGCCCGCGTCCAGGTTGGGCGCGTAGCCCGTGCGAATGAGCTGGCCGTCCGCGCCGATCAGGTACACCCGCGAGAGGCGCTCGCGTGCGCAGTTGACCGTCTGCCCGTTTGTGTAGGTAGCTGCAGGCACCACGCCCGTGTGGCCGATCACCACATAGCTGCCCACCCGGTACTTAGGCACCCGGCCATCAGGCGGCAGGCGCACCGGGTCAAGGCCCACGATATCGGCGTCCAGCGGCAGGTAGAAGTAGGCCACGCTGTTGTAGCGCAGCGTGGTGGGGTCCACAGGCCAGGGGCGCCAGATCTTGCCCGGCTCCACCGCGCCCACGTCGGCGGCGTCGTACCACCACTCTGCCTTCTGGGCGGCGGTGAGGCTTGCGTCCAGCACGAAGTCACCAAACTGCAGCTCCACAACCCCGGTCTGGTAGTCGATGTGGCCCCACATGTGGGCGCCCTGCAGGTTGCCGTTGAGATCGCCCGTGGCCGTGAGTGCGTTGCCTGCGGTGTCGGTGAGCGTGAGCACGTAGCCCGTGGGCTTGATCGGGGCCGCCTGCGTACGCATGAAGATGCTCGCGGTCTTCCACGCGCTGCGCCGGGTCCACAGGCTTTGAAGCGTGATGGCGTCGGGGTTAGGGCCGACCACGTAGTCGGTCATGCGCGCGGTGCCCGCTGCGTAGTCGATGCGGCCCGAGTTGATGCCCGGGTTGCTACCCGTGCGGCCCCTGTAGATCACGCCCTCGAAGTCGGTGTATGTCTGGCCCATCCAGACGAACTGCACGCTGCCGGGCACGATGGAATCGGATGTGTACGGGCAGAGGTCGATGACGATGGACTGGGGCTGGAAGCTGTCGGTGCGGGCTGTGACCACCGCAGGGGCAACCCGGTAGCGTGCGACCACGCTGGAGGTAGCAAGGATCTGTTCGCCCACGGTGGTGGTGCCGTAGGACGCGCCCTTGCGGCTGTTTGCATTGCTGCTGCCGCTGCCGTCGCCAACGGTGCTGCCGAACTCGGTGGCATTGTCGTAGTCGCTCTTGTACGACTCGGTGCTGCGGTCGAACTTGACCGCGCGCAGATTGACCTGCTTGGCCCCGTAATTGACGGTGCCCAGGCCCCCGAACAAAGCGCCCGCGCCGTCGTCGGTGACCGTCTGGACTACGACGATGCGGCCATCGGTGGTGCGACCTGATTCTTGGGTCAGCGAGCTGTTGCTGCTGCTGGAGTTGGTGATGGTGAAGGGGCGTTGAACGTAGGTGATGGACATGCTGTACCTCTTCAGGAGGTTTGAGGCCAGTTGACGAACAGGCCGCTGGTGGATTCGGGCTCGCTGTACTCCGGCACCGAGCGGGAGGTGTAGGTCACATCGGCGTTCTTGATCGCATTGGTCTGCGTGACGCTGCCCCCGCTGGTGTTGCTGGTGGTGCGGGCCGTTGCCCACTCGATCTGCAGGGTGCCCGCAGCAGGCTGCTGGGCCAGGCTGAGCGTGATGTAGCCGCCCGCATCGGGTGCGCTGGGGGCGAGCAGCTCCTTGACCACCACATCGGTGTTGTAGGCCGTGCTTATCTCGTCGCCCGGGTCGGGCAGGTACACGGTGCGCAGCAGCACGGTGCCGCTGGGGTAGTCCACCCGGCCCGTCGCATCGCCGCTGATGAGCCCTGCAGCATTGGCAGTGGCGGTGCGCAGCACACCCGCGCTGTGCCAGGTGATGACGGGCGAGCCAGGCACCACGCCCTGATGTTGCAGCGTCCAGCAGTACTCGGGCGCGCGGATGGCCGCCCCCTGCGTGCTGCGGTTGGTGTAGCCCACGCGCTCGCCCCACTGGATGATCAGGGCGCTGCCCACGTCAGGCAGCACGGGCAGCGTCACGCTGCCGCTGCCGGAGGCGTAGATCAGCTGACCCACGCCACTGCCGGTGAAGACGCCTGTACCGTCATCCTGCAACTCGTACCAGGTGCCCAGCGCCATCCAGCTGATGGTGACCGTGCCTGGCTCGGGCAGCGGCGCGAGCATGAAGACGTAGTTAAAGCCCCGGTTCTCCTGCCCGATCTTGATGCGCTGGGTGTGGGCGGCTACGGCGATCTCCACCCGGCGCGGTGCGTCGGCCAGCACGATGGAGCGTGTGGCGGCTGGGCGCTGGTCCAGGGCCGAGGTCTCGGTGCGCGAGTTGGGCACGAGCTGGGTGTAGATGCTGTCCACCTTCACCACGCTGTCGCCCAGGGCGGCGGCCAACACCGTGGGGGCCGCGCCGTAGTATTCCGCCGCGTCGGCCACCGAGGTGTCGCGGATCATGGTTTTGTTGGGGTCGCGCCCAAAGCCCCGGTCTGGTGGGCTACCGGGAAAGTCAAAGCGCAGGCTGTCGGACAGGTCCAGCTGGGTGAGCTGGCCCAGGAAGTCCACGAACGTGCCGTTGACGTTGTAGGTGAACATGCGCGTCTCGGTGGTGACCTTGGTAACGCGGATGTACTGCGCGCGCTCGTCGGGCAGGCCTTCGTTGTAGATCAGCACCAAGGTGCGACCGATGGGCGGCGTGGCAGTGCCCGGGCGTTGGAAGAGCTGGATGTTCTTCTGGCCCAGGACATGGTTCTCCAGCAGGTAGCCCGACCACTCGGACGCCTTGATCAGGTAGTTGGCAATGGCCGCCGCGATCTCGGTGCGCCGCGCGAACAGGTTGCACTTCGCCAGCGTGACCGACACGTTGGGGTCGGTGGGCGGCATGGACAGGATGAAGTTCGCGCCCATGTAGGGCTCGGCGTTGTTTGTCATCACCGCCGCGTGCACCTGCATGACGCTGACGTTGCCACCGGCCCGGTCGGCCTCGGTGATGTCGCGGAAGATGTGGTTGCTGCCGCCGTAGGGGATGACGGTGCCTGTGGGGCCGCCGCCGCCCTCGGGCACGTCGTCCATCACGCGGCTGGCCAGCAGTTTGATATCGCCTTCAAGGATGGTCATGGGTCAGACTTTCAGAAAACGGAAGGTGGGGCGGTAGAAAAGCTCGGGCGTGATCTCGCCATCCAGAAGCTTCCAGATCGGCTGGGCACTGAAGCCGCCCTTGGCGTGGTCGAAGATGACCTGGTACGTCTCACCACGCAGCACCAGGTCAAGCTGGATGCCTGGCAGCGCGGCCCAGGCCTGCAGGGTGCTGCACAGGGCGCGGCTGATCCAGGCATTGGTGTCGGTGCCTTCCAGCGTCACGGGCTGGCCCGATTGCTTGAGGGCCACGTCCACCAACAGGCGGCCGGTGGTGCTGTAGGCGGTGCCCTGTTCGACGGGAGACCAGTCGAACTCGTCGGCCCAGTGCAGACGGTCGCTCAGGGTGGCGGTGGTGCCGCTGTAGGTCAGTGTGATGCTCATGGGGTTTACCTGGCGGCGGCGCTCTTGGCGCGGGCGAGCTTGCGCAGCAGGTCCTCGGCCTGGGCCTGGCTCTGGGCATCGGCAAAGCGCACAGGGGTCTGGACGCCGTCGATGGTGATGTTGGAGACGTAAGTGGCGCCGGGTGCCCCGGTGCTGTCGTTGGGCGCTGAGCCTTGGCGCTGCGGGGTGCTCCGCCTTTTCTTCTCGAAGTCCAGCATCTCGCTCATCTCAGCGCTGCCGTTGTCGGTATGCCTGTAGTACTCAGCCATATTGCTGAGCGCCTCAGAAAGCGATCCGAACTTGCCCGCCCACCGTTTCTGCACGTCCTTGGCGGTGTAGGGCACCTTTCCATTCGAATCGAGAAACTGCTCGGACAGCTTGCGTGCAACCAGCTCATCAAGCCCCGCCTGCTTGAGGTATTCGATGATCGCGGTCCGCGTCCAAATGCCCTGAGTCAGGGCCCGGCCTGTTGCATCGCTGGACCAGCCGTCCTTGTTGCGGAATTGGGAACCGCCCGTGCCGACTTCCTGCACGCCGCCACCCAGCTCCTGGCCGTTGCTGGAGAACCGACCGCGCTCAAACAGCCCCTTGTCACCTTCTCCCGGGCGGCCATAGGTCTGTTGCATCCGGCGCTGGTAGTCCTGCAGGGCCTGCGTGGAGGTGCGAATCGCAGAAGTCACTCCGCCCCAATCTCGCTGCATACCTGGCGCCACGCGGCCGCTGGATGCACCGGTCTGCTCAATGGAATCGCGCAGCTTCAGCGTCGCCTTGCCCGCTGAGTCGATTTGAATTTCGTATCCGCGCACTGCAGCCTGGCCTTCGACCCAAGCAGGTGCAATTCCTTTGTTGGCAGCGATGGCCGCTTCTGCGGCCCGTTTAAAGCCTTCACCCAACTCCCGAGCGCTTGCTGTGCCGCTGGATGTCAACGTGTCGAATGCCTCCTTGGAATCGGTGGCGATCTTCTTGAGGCTTTCATCGGACGTCACGCCCAATTGCTTCAGCGCCTCACGCATGCTGTTGATCCCAGGCGTTGCCTGGTCCAGGGCGTCTTTCAGCGCGTCGGCCTTCTCCTTGGCCTGGTCAAGCAAACCGTCAGCGATCTTGTCTCCCAGCTCCTTGCGCACCTGTTCAATCTGCGCGCGAACTGCCGCCAAGGCTTTCTCGCTGTCTGCTGTCTGGATGGCCTTGCTCAATGAAGCAGCGAGCACGCGACCGACGTCTGCGCCCTCTGCTTTGAGCTTGCCCAAGCCCGCGATGATGGCTTCCACATCGTTGATAGCGCTTCGGGAGGCTGTACCGATTCGGCCTTGAAGCTGTTCAAACTCCAGGCCTGTGCGCTTCACTGCCTCCCGGAGGAGAGAATCCATCAACTGAGCGGATCGCTCCGACTCCTTGGTAAGCACAGCGAAGGCTGCCTCTGCCTTTGCTTTTAGGGCAGCCAATGGCTCACCAGTAACACCTTGCTCCAGGGCATCGCGAACTGCCTTCGCAGCCTTCTCTGCTTCACTGCGTGCGGCAAGAAATGCGGCTCGGGCCTTAACCTCAAATTCCGCGAGGTCCTTGCCATCCAGCGCTTTCGACCATGCAGCCCGCAACTCCGTAAGCGATATCTTGCCGTCCGCTGCGAGCTTTTCGAGCACGGCGGAGAAGTCCCGAATACCTTGGACCTTTGATAGATCAAAAGCGTCGGTCGCCTTTTTAAGCGCCTCGGCGGTGACAGCCCCTTCCTTGCTCAGCTTCTCAAACTCAGCGACACCCGAACGTGCCGCCTTTGATAGGTCAAATGTGCGTTCAACTGCGGCTTGAATGGCAGTAGCCAGGCGCGCCCTGTCCGCCGCTGCCTCCTTGGCAATGTCTGCCGCCAGCTTGTCCGCGCGGGCAAGCTCCTCGGTACGGTCCTTGTATCCCGCCAGCTTGGCGGCGGCCTCACCAATCGCGGTGCCGATGTCCTTAAAGTTGGCGACCAGTCCAATCAGGGTGAAGGTGCGCAGGCTGGCGAGGATCGTGGCGAACCGGCTTGCGCCCACTGCGGCTGTTGTGGCTGCGTTCCCAGACGCGACCATCTGAACGTTATTGGCGGCCACCGCTGCGGCCGATGCCTGGGCGGCGACACCGATCCCCAAGAAGTGCTGGGCGAGCCGAAGTGCCATGAAGGCAGCGGTGGCCTGCCCAACGTCAATCAGGAGGCCTGCAACGGTCTTGAGGTTGTTGGCGAGCGCACTGATCGCAGAGGCCGCAGCCGCACTTGCGCCGGTAGCTTTGTCGGTCTCGCTGACATAGAGGGTCCATTGGGTGGACAAGTCCTGTAGTGCCCGGCCCACAGTAGGCGGCAGTTTCGAGAACTCGGCGGCCACCGTCTGGCTCTGCCCCTGCAGCGCTTTGATAACGGTGTCGCTGGTGAGCAGGCCGGCCTCTGCCATCTTGCGGAGTTCCCCAGTCGTGACGCCGAGGCCATCAGCCAAAGCACGCGCCAGGCGCGGGCTCTGTTCCATTACCGAGTTGAACTCATCACCACGCAGAGCGCCGCCCTGCAGCCCCTGCACCAGCTGAGTGATCGCCGCACTGGATGCCTGAGCGCTGGCCCCGCTGAGTTGAATCGTCTGGTTGATCGTCTCGGTCAAAGCCAAGGACTGGGTGCTGGCCGCGACCGTGGATAGGCCCGCGTCCTTTCCAGCCTGTGCGAGTCGCGTGAAGAGAACGCCTGTCTCTTCCAACGCACTGTGCGTGCGCAATGCAACCTGCGTGACTTCGTTCCAGGAGCGCGTGAAGTTGTCACCCTCGCCGGTCACCAGCTTTAGACGGGCCTGCAGGTTGTTGACCTGGTCGGCCGTCTCCGCCAAGTCCGAAGCCATGGTCTTTAAACCCTGGAAGCCTTGGAGGGCTGCGTAGAAGCTCTGCAGTCGGGCGAGTTGCTGGCTGATGGACTCCACACCGTCGCCAATCTGGCGGTGTGTGCGCACCATCGTCTCACCGGCATTGGAAGCCCCAGTGGCGGCCCCCTGGTAGGCAGGCACCAGGTCCTGAATGGCCTCACGGACTCCGGCCACTTCCTGGCGCAGTCGTTGCTGCGCATCGCGGGCGTTCTGCCCCGAAACGCCAAACCGCTGCAGTGCGGCCTGGGCGCCAGACAGGGCTTGTTCCTGCTGGCTCAGGGCTATACGCGCAGCATCGACCCCCGCCTGCAGGCGCTGCTGCGCCGCTGCCTCCTGGGCGGTGGGTGGCCCCATGGCCGCAATCTGCCGACCATAGTTGGCGGCCTCGGTTTCAGCCGCTTTGAGGGCACGACCCGCGTCACGCGCCTCGGTCTGCAGCTGCAAGAAGGCCGAGATCGCAGCGTCTTGCTCGGCCAGCTCGCGCAACCGGGCAGCGGCCGATTGGGCAGACTTTGACAACTCGCCGGTCAGTACCTTGGAGACGTCATCCAGGTCATCCGCCAGGCCCGTGATTGATTCACGGCCCGTGACGCCAACGCGGAGTTCTGCACTGACTTGCTTGTCGGCCATGTTTTCTTACAATGCAGGCATGCGCCCGATCCTCTTTTTGCTGTGTGTTGCCTTCCTGCTTGCTGCAGGCGGCTTTGTGTCGATTGGCATGGCCGTGGGCTTTGTGGCCTTTTTTGGCCTGGGCGCCTTCATCACCTGGCTGGTTCTGCAACCGTTTTTCAAGCGCCAGCAGTAGCCGCCATGACGTAACTGTCTCGCGCGAAGCACAAAAAAATAAGGCCGACATATGTCGGCCTTATTCGTTTGGGGGGAGTGGGTTGGTCGTCTTCAGACCTTGCGCACGCGGTAGTACTTGCTGACGCCTACCCCGCTCTTCGTATCGTCCTTGAGGACGGCGCCCGTAACAGGTAGGCTTGCAAAGCCCTTGTCGGCCAGCAGGCCAATGGCAGATGCCACACCTTGGCTGGCTCGCCAGATTTCAACGATGCAGGGCTTGCCATCGTCGGCTTCATTGAGCCCTTCAAAAATCAGCTCCAGCTCCTTGGCCTTGGTTGTCAGGGCTTCGATCACCGCATAGCTGGCGAACTCATAGCTGAGCTTCACATTGTCATCGTCGGCCAGGTCCACGGCATCCGGCAGCACGTAGACACCGGAAGCCCGTACCTCGTAGTTGCCTGCAGCGGCAATCAGGTCGCCCTCCGTGGCATACGTGTAGTTCACCCAAAAGACGGACCCGTTGGCAACATCTGGGGCGCCTGCATCCACTTGGATACCACCTGCAACCACTGTGTAGTTGCCCCCGGCCGTCAGTGCCGTTGCCGTGGCCACATCAGCGCCGATGCGAATGGTCACCGCCGTAGCAGGTGCGCCCGTCAGGTGCACCAGGGGCACCAGCGCCCCCTTGTTCACACCCGTGTGTTGCTCGTCCGTTGCCGTCCCGGTACCAGCGGTACTGCCTTTGCGCAGCACGACGTTCTTTGGGCCGATGTGCGCAGTGCGCAGCAAGCCACCGCGCGTGACCTTCTGAGCCTCATTCGCCACTGTTCCGCCGTCCACGCCCTGCACGGTACCCAGCGAGGCGCGGGCCAGGTTGGTCACGTTCAGGTCGGCCAGCTTCATCTTGATCTCGACATCGGTCACACGGCGCATCTCCGCGTGAGTGCCGCCTCCAAGGGCCGTCATGTCCTGTTGCTTCTGGACATCCTCCTTGTGAGACAGCTCCAGTTCCAGGACGTTGCCGATGGGCATGGGGGCCGTAATGCTGCCGCGCTCGCGGGCATACACCTGGCCCATATAGCCAGCGGGCGCGAAGACGCGTTTGATGATGGCTGCAGAAGTCATGAGTCAATCCTTTGTGGTGGTGGGTAAGGGGGGGACGACGCCCACGGCACGTAGCCAGCGGGCAGTTTCTGGGTGCACGACGATGGGTGTGCCCGGTGGCTTTTTCACGCCCATGTGCTCGTGCTCTTGGGCTAGGATCACTTGTTCCATAGCCGGTGGCGCTGGTGGCATGGGGGCCTTCCGGCGCGGCCTGGTGGTGGCTGGTTTCATGGTTTTCTCCATTCGGCCCAGTTACGGGTTTTGAGTTCAAGTGCTGCGCTGTGGCACAGCAGGCCTGCGAAGATCACAGGCCCTGCACCGGCGACTTGCACGCCGCGCTCTTCAGACAGACCCGAGCCCAACAGGCCAGGCAGGCCCAAGGAGCCATCCACGCGCACGGCATCGCGCATGCGCTCGACCAGGTCATCAAAGATCAGCTCGCTGTCTATGGCGGTCTGGAACGACAGATAGCCGCGCACCAGCCAGGTGTGTTCGTTCAGGATGCGTCCGTTGGCATTCACCTCTGATGTCGCCGTGCGCCTCACATACCAGCCACGGATATGCGGCTCACCGGCAAAGGCATCCGTCGCGGGGTCTGCATGGGTGTACAGATAGGCCTGTTTAAACCCCAGCTCACCGTCTGCATATCGTTCGCACGCATGCACCACGCCGACTGCAGACACGGAACGAAGCAGGGCCAGCAACGCGGTGCGAGAAGCGGCCAGGGTGTTGGGCATCGTCATTTGCCACCTCCCGCAAGGTGAGCCGCCACTTTGGCAGCAGCGCGGTCAAACATCGCCGTCACTTGCCCCTCTGTGGACTGGACCGCTCTCGCCATCGGGTGCTGCGCAGGCGTCCCCTCGCGGGCAATCTTGCGGGCCACCAGGAAGGCAACACGCTTGACCTCCTTGGGCTCACGGATGCCCAGGACAGCCTGAACCCAAGGCTCAATCGCTGCCACGGGGGGCATGTGGGGGCGGGTGCCAAGCTCCAGAAACAGTGCATTGGGCTGGCTGCTGCTCACGATGCCAAGCACGCCAGCCGGTGTGCTGGCTACGTCGCTGGTAATGCTCCTGGCAGTGAGGCCAGATACGCGGGGCAGGTTCTCCTGCCATTCGCGTTGTACCAGCAGCGTGGCCTCGGTCATGGCCTCCTGCAGCACCTGATCGGTATAGGCGGGAGCATCACGCAGCCCATTTGCGAACGACTGCAAGCCGCCCAGACTGATGGACAGATTCACAGACCACCTCGCTGCACCAGGCGATGGCGCGGGTTGCGACTCGGCCAGCTCACAACGCCTGCAGCGGCCGTTGCGCCAGAGCTGCTGCCGCTCGCAGGCGCGAACGGGTCGGCTATCCCCACTCCGGCGTAGTAAGCGGACCGAAGCTCCTTGGCCCTGGCGGCAAACTCACGCGCCCGTGTCTCAGTCATGCTGGCGTCCGAGCCATAGCCGTTCTCCCGTTGCGCGCTGTAGTGGGTCGCCAGTTGGTGGCACAGCAGGTGTGCCGCGTACTGGGCCACAGGAAGACGGTGCCTGGCTGGAATGGTGTCCTCAGTGGCCGAGAGCGCATGCTCAGCCATGAACTTCACACGCACCACGCCACCCGTTGCCACGTGGTCCGCTGCCATGAGCTGCCAGCCAGTGGGTGACAGGTATGCCGATACCTCAATCGTTGCGAGCGGGTCTCGACCAATGGGGTACTCCGCACTTTGAATCCAAGCGCTGTCCGTCCATCCCAGAGGCGCTGGAGCCAGAGAACCCGTGGGCCAAGTCACGTCGTCCACCATGCGGCGCGGATGATCTGAGCTGTACTGCAGGCGCGCGGCATCCAGGGCGCGGACACGCGAGTCTGCAGATAGCACACTCGCTTGATCACGGGCCAGGTCGCTGAGCAGCGCCTGAAAATCGGCCAAGGCCATGATGGGTCGAAGTCCTGTTTAAAAGAGAGAGGTGTTGGTCGGCTGGGTTGTCCAAGGCTCCAGGTCCGGGGCCTTGGACAACCCACCCCTTGCGGGGCGGGCCGGGTGCTTTGGCAGGGCACCAGCCTGTTGCGCCGAAGCGCTTCGCGCCGCTGGGTGTGTCCAGTGCGTTACGCCACCACGGCCTTGGTGAAGGCGCGGTAGTCGGTCACCGCGCCGCCGTAGATGTGGCGAATCTTGTAGGTCAGCTTGTCGGCCGCAAACATGGAGCCCACGTTGGGCGTGTCCTGCACGAACAACTCGGGCTCTTCGCGTCCATCCAGGAAGCCCACCTCAATGCCGGGGATATCGGCTGGGTCAGCAGCAGTGCACCAATCGTTGGCGTCGGTCCAGTACCAGACCGGGATGATGTTCATCGTCAGGGTCTGGATGAACGTCTTCTCGTTGTTGGTGGACAGCTTGAACAGATCGACCGCCGCCTCCTGCAGGTCGGAGGGAACCACCAGACGCGATGGAGCGATACCGATGCGGTCGTTGCTGCTCAGCTCGGTCTGCTTGAGCATCGCCAGACGGTGGATCGCCAGTTCGGCCTTGGACAGGGCCGCCGCGAACAAGTTGTTGTGATCGACGTGGAACAGCGCCTTGGTGTCGTAGATCACCGGGTTGGTGCGCAGGAAGTCGAACACGAACTTGGCGAGCGTGCGCTTGGCGGCGCGCGACAGCTTGGTGGGGATACGGCGAATCACACCCACGTCGTCGTTCTTGATCATTTCCAGGGTGATGTCTTCCGTGCCACCCTTCTTGCCCGCCTTGTAGGTGGCTTCTTCATCGCCAGGACTGGTCAGAGGTTGGTAGTCGGCGCCCTCGGCCACGGTGGGCAGGTCGCCATAGCCGCCCCAGCGGGTACGGTGCTGCATGCGGAAGTCGTTCACTGGCACCACGTTCACGAGCTGGCGCCAGCCGTCAAAGTCCACGGCGGCGCGGTACTCGGCCAGCATGCGGCGGGTCACGCTGTCGCCCAGCACTTCACCCAGCGATGCGCTGCCCAGCGACTCCACCAGGCGCGATTGGTCGCACTCGCGCAGGCGGCCGGTCACCAAGCGGTCGCCCGTCATCTCGATGTAGCACTCCTTGAAGGACTGCACGCGGCCGTGGTCCTTGTGGGTAGGGTCCCAGAAGGCGTCGAGCATGTCGCGCATGGTCAGGCTACGGTCGCCCACCGAGATGGAGCCTTCGCCGAACATCGGCACGCGCACGGCACCGCTCTCCGTCATGCGGGCGATGTAATCGCCCTCGGCCTTGATCAGGTCGCCCACAGCGGCCTCGGTCAGGCGGTCGGCACCAGCGATGGACACCTGTGCCTGCAGGCGGTCCTTGGCGGCCTGGGGCAGCTTGGCCGCGTTGATACGGTCGCGGGCTGCGCCGCGCAGGGTGAACACTTCCAGGTCAGCACGGGTCAGAGGCGTGTTGTCGCCCTGCGCTTCGGCGATGCGGGTAGCGCCTGGCGCGGCTTGCACCAGGGAGCCGCACACGGCTTCGTGCAGGTTCACCAGCTCATCGTCACCGATGGTCTCGGCGTTGATGGTGGCGTGCTTGACGGGGTCTTTGGCCTTGATGGCTTCCAGCAGGCGTTGCTTCCAGAGAGGCATTGCGTTTCCTTCGGGGTTGTTGAGAGGTTGGTCGGCGGCGGCTTCAGTCAGGCGATCCAGGCCGCCGCCAGCGCCCGGTTCGACAATCAGGTCAACGGAGTGCACCTTGGTGAACTTCACGGCCTCGCGCAGGGTCTCGGCCCCAGCCTTGCGCTGCTTGGTGCGGGCGTCGGCGTCAATGGACAGGCCAAGAAGGCTCTGCATGCCGCGCTTGACGGCCTCGGTCATCTTGGTGACCGCCGCATCCGTGGGGTCCAGGGCTTTAAAGGTGCCTACCAGCGCGCCGGTGTCAGGCGCCTTGCCCTCTACAAAGCGCACGCTGTAGATGCCGCCGATCAGGTTGCGCACATCCTTGCCCTTGCCAGCGATGTGCTCTGCGTCACTCTTGGTGAAAACGCGCACACCCTCGAACATGGACACCGCCTCGCGCAAGGTGGCGTCGGGGTAGTAGTTGCGGTTGCCGCTGCGGCCGGAACGGATGAGGGTGACCTCGATGGAGCCGTCTGCTGCTTCTCGGAAGGCCTCGTCGGCCAGCGCTTCACGCACGGAGACCGGGGCAGCCGCTGGCGCAGCAGCCGGGGCTGACGCGGGAGCCGTGGGCACGTACTGCTCGACCACCTCGATAGGCGCACCGAGCACGACCTGGTCGGAGCCAGCGATGTGCTTAAACGAGTAGCTGTACTGAAAGTGCTTGCCATCCAGCTCGATCACAGCGCGGTCGCTGTAGATGGCCGACAGGCTGCAATACCGGCGTTGCTCGGGCAGGCGCCCGCTGTTGATCTGCTCAGAGATCGCCGCGCGCACCACATCGATAAGCTGGCGGAAGTCGCGCTCGGGAGGCGCTGCAGCCTCGCGCAGGGCAGCGTCCACCGCTGCACCAGTGCGCAAGCCGCCACAGGCCGCCAGCGCTGCAATGAGTTGAGCCCATTTCATGCGGGCTTACTCCTCACCCGTGCTGGTGAGCTTCTGACCGTCCTTGGTGACTACGACCACATGTGTGCCGTAGTCCTTGAAGGACAGGACTTCTTCAGCCTTGACGGCCACGCGCTTTTCGCGGGGCACCTTGGCGGCTTTTCCTTCGTCGCCTTTGCCGTCCACGAGTTCGACCACCGTTCGCTGTACGCGCTTGGCGGCCTCGGCGAAGGTCAGTTCTCGGGATTTGCCCTTGTCGGCCTCGGGCGGATTCTTGGGGTCGGACATGCATCACTCCATCCATGTGAGCCGCGCGGGGCGGCGGGTTGCGATGGAGTGACTGTGCCGAGGGGGGCACAAAAAACTAAGGCCGACATATGTCGGCCCGTGATGTGAGAAAGTGCTCTCTCAGGCTAGCACGACTCGCTGCAACTCACCAAGCAACTTGGCTTGATGGCAGATGGCGCAATCTTGAATGCGCGATCAGCACGAAGCTGATTGGTCTTACTTGTGCTTCGAGTCGTCAACCCAGAAGCGGAAGCACTTGCCGTTCTTTGGGTAGATCACGCGCCCATTTTTGACGATGTAGCGGCAGATCACCCAACGGCCGCCAGTACGTTCAGCGGTCATCGGAAACCTTTCTCACGGTCTTACCGTGAAAGGGGTTACCGGGATCGTCGGTTGCAGCGCACGGCCCAAAAGCGTAAACTCAAAGGCCTTTCCGCAAAGAAAGCACTGCTGATGCCTCACCCGTACTCAGCATCCTGGTGACGGGAACTGGTAATTCCCGTCACCAACCTTATTTAGTCAAATGCAAAGCTCATTTGACCTGGGTGCGAACGCCAGTGTTGGGTCACCCACTCCCACCGCCCGTAACGACGGCGGGTGTAGCGGCGAACAAACACTGTCTTAAGACGCGTGTAGGACATAGCCACCTCCGTGAAGAGATTGAGCAGTTTTGGCTTGCTTGAACACGCCGAACTGATACAGTCCGTTTCTGTCTTCCCCAAGACGTCTGCGTGATCAAGTGGTTTGGTAGACCGCTTTTCACCAACCCAGGCTCGCGAAATGTCTCAATCATTTCGTGAGCCTTTTTTTTCGTCAGGCTGCAACTTGATGGACTCCAGCAAGTGCTCCAACTGGCGCAGCACTTTCTGATTCGCGGGCGAGTCAAACCCCAGCAACTCAACAGCGAAAGAGTCCGCCTCGCCTTCGAATTCCACCATCTCAATGCCGCTACGTTTCTCCATCCGCGCAAACGTGACTTCGCTGTGCATCACCATGTGGCCAAGTTCGTGCGCTGCTGTGAAGCAATGCTCCGGGTCCCCAGCGCACATACCACGGTAGACATCGTCACGTAGTGCAATGGTCTTCTTGAATGGGTTCGTAATTCCCAGGTGAGCACCCATCTCATCACGCTCCCTAACCAACATCAGCCAGCCTGGCCAGATGATTTGCAGGTGCTCATAGACGAGCTTCAGTACAAGAGAACCGTCTGCATCCATGAACCCCCACTCGGCGCAGACGGACTTGAGTTGCTGAACGCTTTCACATATCTCGGCCTTCGATTTTCTTGTCATACATTCCCTTCTTGTACTTCTCAAAAACACGTCCAATAGTGGCCAGGTCTTCGGGCGAAAGTTGAGGGAGCACACGGGCAAAAGTCACCGCTGCATCCTTCACGTCATCTGGCATCGATGCCTCCAGCGACAGCTTTACAAGCTTTTTTGTCTTTTCGGCAAGGTGCTCAAAAACCGCACGTCGCTCTGCCACTTCTTCGTACTGGCTCGCCAGACGCGCCACGAAATCATCGGGGGCGGCTTTTGCTCCAGTTTCGATGGCTGATAGCATGGCGGGCGACATTTCCAAGCGCACAGCCATATCAAGCAGCACTTCGTCTCTTCCAATTCTTATTTTTCGAGTTTCCTTTCCAAGTTCGGTCAACTTCATGGTCGGTTCCCTTTCTCCAGTTGCGGTGCAAGCTCGGGGTCACAGCAGGCACCTACTTTCATAGTTAAGTTAGTAGCTCTCCACTCCAAGGGGAAGCTCGGAGGCCGCCTGATCAGGGCGACGGGTGAAATCCTATCACCATTTTTGGTTGAATTCAATCACCTCCTACATAAACCAGCGATTTGGATCTTTTTCGACATCCGTTCATCGCATGGGCACGTGTTTAAACCCCCTTTAAATCGCCCGACAGGCAGGGTAGCGGGAAATTTCCAAGGGGTTGCCGCACCAACCCTGTTTAAAGCGACGTAGCCCGCGACAGCTACACCCCCTCATTCCTGCCGTCGCCCCGCATCCTTGGCCGCCTTGTCAAGGGCCGCCTTGCGCCCATCCAGCTTCAGCTCCAGCTCAGTGAATGGCTTGGCCCCCGGGGTGACCACCTTCCAGCTCTTCAAGTAGGGGATCGCAAGGCAGCCACAGTTGATCACCTGTTCGGGGGGGGCCTTGGGGTCGTGAGGGCACTGCATCAGGTCAATGCCGCCACCGGGATTGGGCACCTTGAAGAGCGCACCTGCATCCACGACCTGGCCATCCATGAGGTCGTGGGTCCAGCGACTGTGAATCTTGCCGCTGCGCCGCCACTGTTTGCCCAGTCCAGGCACCAGAGGGGCTGCTTGCACAAGACGCTCTTTGGATGCCACGGCAAACGCCCGGCTTACCTCGGTACGTACGATGGTGGTGGCGCGCTTGGTCGATTCGCTTTCCAGGAGTGCCTGAACTGCCTTGATGGCCTGGAAGGGCGTCACGCTACCTATGGTGACCAGGCCGAGCTGCTGGCCGATCTTGCCCAAGGCCTCGGCCGCAACGTTGTTCAAGCGCTCGTGGCCGAAGGTGCGCATGGCAGACAACACCCTGGCATCCAGGGCCGTGAGGCGCATCTCCACCGCGTGCCCTGCGGCGGCCAACGGCTTGTCCACCAGATCCTCGCCTTGCTGCCAGGCATCACGCAGGGCCAGGTCGGTTTCCGCCCCGGCCTTTTGGCCTGTTGCGACGAGCACGGTCGAGATCTGATCCCGCAGCCTGGTCAGATGCCATTGTTGCCACTCGGCGGGCTGGCTTGCGAGCTGGGCCGTGATCTGGCTCAACGCATCCCGAAGCAAGCCCACGACCTTTTGGTCGGCAACAATGAGAAGCCGGGCGCGCTCCGCCAGGCGCTCTTTAAGCACCGCTTCGAAACGCTTTTGCTCGGGCGTCACGCCTGGTCAGCCGTTGCAGAAACCGGGGCAGGTGCCGGTGCTTTGGGCTGTGCCTTGCCCGCCTGCAGCTCGTCTCGCAGATCGGCGGGCAGATTGAAGCTGTCCTCCGCCGCCTTGGCCTTCTTGCGTTCCTGGTGTTCCTTGCGGGCCGCGTCCAGCTCCGTCTTGGCGTCGAAGTCTTGGCCGAACCGCTGTGCCACGTCGGCTACCAGCTTCAGGGCGGTTTCCTCGGTCAGCAGCCCCGCATCAATCATCTGGATCACCGCTGTGACCAGCGAAGCCATGGCGGCGGCGAACTTCGTCACGTCGCGGTTCACCAGTTCGGGAAAGACCGCCGTCACCTGCCACTTGTCCTCGGACCAGTCAGGCCTCACGCCGCTGACTTGGGCAGAGCGCCACAGCACGAAGCGGCCGATCTCTTCCAGCATCAGCTTCAGGAAATTCTGGCGCCCGGTGTAGATCTTGAACGTTGGCTCTCCCATCTCCGAGGCAGCGGCACGGTTCACGTCACCGCCACCGCCGTACCAATGCTCGGGCGTGGTGCTACCGCCCAGCACATGGTTGCGCAACAGGCGGGCGCTTTCGCTGGTGTCGGCGGCCTGCAGGCTCGGGCTCTTGGCTTCCAGCTTCACGCTGTCGTTGTGCACGAAGGTGCTGTTGGGTGCCGGGGCCTTGAATTCCTTCTCATAGTCCTTCACGGCCTGTGGGTCGGCCCCGGTCAACGTCACATCCCAGGTAAAGGCCCGCAGGTAGCCAATGCGGTCCAGCTCGTTGAAGAGAAACTCGTCGTAGGCGTCAAGCCAGTCGATCTGCCCGAGCAGGTCACTGCGACCACGGCTGCCGTTGGGGAACTTGTTGAGCTGGTACAGCAAGCATTCACCGTCCGTGAAATCCTCGGCCCGGATGCGGGCGGTGTTTGCACTGAACAAGTCGCGGTCCTCACCCAGCACGATCACCCGGTACTTGTGCTGCTTGCCCCGGTTGTCGCGCTTGGTCACCACGCCAATAGGCTGCTCGGGGTTGTCCGGGTCGGTCACCACGGTGGCAATCTGCCTTGGGTCCAGGTAGCCCAGGCGCACAAAGCCATCCCCTTCGCGCACGTTGGCGATGTAGCACTGCTCACCCAGCAGGCCCAGGGCACGCACGCGGGGTGTGAGTTTTAAAGGCCAGTTGTTGATAGGGTCTGACCAGAAGGCGTTGAGCAGCTTCTGGTGTTCTTCGTCCTTGCACTGCAGTGTGACGCCTTCGGCCAGCAGGTAGGCCAGAGGCAGCTCCACCAGGCGGTTGGCGAGCAGGTTGCTCTGCCACAGGTACTCCGCCACCTTCTGCATGCGGTCCTGCGCCATGGGCGACAGGTCGCGGTCGTTCTGGTTGCTCAGGCCGTCTCCGCTCAGGCGGCGCCAGCCGGGTTCGTCCGAACCTTGGGCAGATGCTGCCTCTCGGACAGGGTTGGATGGTTGGGCAGGGGCAGCAGTGATGCCCACGGCCTCCTTCAGTCGGTCTATCAGCCACATGATGTCATTCCTCTGCAGCCAGCTCGGCGCCCACAAGGGCGAGCGCCAGGCGGCCATGGTCGTTGTGGTGGACGATCACCTCGCGCAGCTTCTGCGCGGCCAGCTCGATCCCCTTGCGGTCAGAAGCTGGCAGGCCCGCGATGTGGCCCCGGATGATCAAAAGGTTTTGTTGGTCTTCGGTCATGGCGGCCCCTGGTCAGCCGCGCCGAAACATGCGCTGGGCTGTGTGGCCATAGCGCTCGCGGGCGGACTGTTGACTGCCCTTGCTGTTGCCGCCTTGGGCGGCTGCAGCAACCCCACCGGTCACGGCCAGCATCCACAGCATCACGACCATGTCGGGGCCGTCGTCGTGATCGGCCTTGGGGAAGTGGCGGAACTGATCGACCAACGTGGTCTGGCTGCGGTGCAGCCGGATCAAGCCGTTGTGCATGTGCGGCTGCAGGCTTTCAATGCGCAGCACCTTGTCAGCGATGGGGAGCAACCCGCGCGCCGGTACCGGAACGCCGAGCTGGGCGCTGCGCTTGACCAGCTCGGTGCGCAGGAACTCCTGAAACTGCACCGATTCCACGCCCCACACAATGCAGCAGTACTCCCGCTGAAAGTCGATGATGTCGCTGATGATTCGGTCGGGTGTGCGCTTCTTGATCTTGGCTTCGACCACATCCAGGATGCCGGTGGTGCGCTGGTAGCCACCGATGCCGATGGCACTGGGGTCACGGCTGTTGCCATGCCTGCCCAAGGATGGATCGGCCGCGCCATAGAACACCCACTCGGCCAGGCGGTTCACCCAGAACTGGATGCTGTGGGCAAAGGGGGCATCCTCGCCCGCTACTGGGTCGTTCTGCTGCTCGCTATCAAAGGCGCTATGGCCTTCACGGGCACGGCGAATCATCAGCTTGTGGATGGGGCGCAGCGCGGGCCAGCTCACCACCGCACCTTTGTCCATCTCGGCCTGCTGCTCGCGGTACATCGCCATGGCGGCGGCCTCGCCCTCCTGGGGCGTCTCGGCGCCCAAGAGCAGCCCTTCGAACTGCTCCCACAGGTCCATGCGGTCAGGCCATTGGATGATGGCTTTAAAGACCTTGCGGTTCCATAGCGGGTTTTTGAGGAAGCGGGCCAGGACCGAGTCATAGTGCAGCACCGTGCCGATCAGGATGGCATCCATGCTGTCGTCGGGTGGCCCCAGGTTCAATACGGAAGCCGTGACGAACTTCTGCAGCTTGTCGCGCTGGGCCGGGGTCGTGACGTTCTCGTCGTTCTCGATGTCGTCCATCACCGCCAGGTCAGGGCGGTGGGCGCCATGGCGGCGGCCCCGAATCTTCTTGGCCGAGCCGAAGGCCTCGACCTTGCGGCCGTTGGCCGTGACGATCACGCCCGCACGCCAGACCTTGCCCTGGCCGCAGGCTTCGGGGAAGTCCCCCTGCAGCCGTGGGTTGGCTTCCAGCTCGGCCTTGATGGCTTCCAGCATCTCTGCGGCCTGCTCGAAGGCGTCCATGATGATTACGGGATACCACTTGATCCCGGTCACCACGCACCAGAGAACGAACGACATGCTCACCTTGGTGGACTTGGCCTCACCCCGTGGGGCGGCCAGGGCGTCCCGCTGGCCGCTGGATGCATTGACCATTTCAGGCAGGCGCTTGTACAGGTATTGGTGCAGCGCGCTGGGCTCGGCGGTGCCGTAGTGCGGGAAGTAATTCCGGTCCCAGTATTCATACCCGGTCACCGGGTCGAACACCTTGCGGCGGCGCTCGGCAATGGCCTCTGGCGATACGTCCCATCCGTCGAGGTTGGCGTCGATCTGGCGGCGCAGGCCATCAGCCAACGCGGCCAGGCCTTCGAGGAACTCCTTGCTGCTCTTTGCCATGGCGTTACTTCACCTTCGCCAGTTCTTCGCCGAAGGGCTCCAGCAGCTCCACCATGGCCGTGAGGTGCTGCGGAAACTTGGCCTGGGCAAACGACACCAGGCGCTGCAGCACGTCGAGCTGGATGGCCTGCTTGTTCAACTCGGGCGATAGGCGCTTGAAGCTCGCCATCGTCTTGTTGAAGCTGTCGCTCATGCTGGCGAGCGTTTCCGCCCGCTGCATCGGCCCCATGTCCTTGGCTTCGCGCAGCAGGTCCATGGTGGCCTGGTGCTGTACCAGGTAGTCTTCCAGCAGCTTCTTGCTCAGGCTGGCGAAGTTATCGTCTCCCAGTGCCATGGCGGCGCGAACGCTGTCCCAGTCGTCGCCCTTGTCGGCGGCTTCTTGCTTCCAGCGATTGGCGGTGCTGCGTGGCACGCCCACCTTCTTGCAGGCGGTCTCCATCGGTAGGCGCTGGTACACATACAGGCCCCGGAGCTGCGTGCGCTTCTCGGATGCGTGGGCCATTACTGTCCGGCGCCTCCACGGCCCAGCCATTGCTTCACGCCCTCGATAGCCAGGGCGATGCCGATGGACACGGCAGAGCCGCTGATGGCACCAGCCACTGCCGCCTTTTGTTCCACCACGCGCAGGCGCTTGTCGATGGCGTTGTGACGCTCTTCCATGCGCTGGTCGAGGGCGTCGATGCGCTGATCCTGGCGGCCCAGGTGGGCGGTAATGCTGTCGAGCTTGCCGTCCATCTTTCCCAGCAGCATCAGTTCGTCTTTTTCCATTGGCATGGAGGGTTCACTTTCCGTTTAAAAAATCGATCAGGTGTTGGTAGCGCTGGCGGTCATCTGCGCAGGCTTTGGCGTTGGCTGCGTGATTGGCCCAGGCGTCGTCGAGGGTGAGCCCGGAGCCTTGGGCACAAGCAGCGTCGGTGCTTTGGGTGGGACTAGCAGGGCTGCAGGCACCGGTCGCTTGGTCGATGCCGGTGAGGGCGCCGTTCCACATGCGGACAGCAGCAAGAGTGAGGACAGGGCTGCTATCGACAGCTGTTGCAGGCGCACTCCGCTCATCCGGGCCCGGCGAGTCAGGCCCATACGGGTCGCTGCGGGCGACAACAACCACAGGCCCAGGAACAACAAGAGGCACACGGCGGCGAAGGTCTTGATAAGTGGCATTGAGGGCGGCATAGCGGTCTTCCTGGTCGATGTGTTCGGTGAGGTAGTTGGCTGCGGCCTGGTCGGCACGCTTGGTTTCCTTGGCGGTCTCTTCGCGCTCGGCTTCCAGAGCTTTCGCGTGCTTGGCCTGCCAGGCGTTGTCGGTGGCGGTGTGACCCCACCAGTAGCCGCCACCGACTAAGGCCAGGGCGGCAACGAGGGCAATGAGCAGACGAGCGGCCATGGCATCAATGGGGCAGTTCGCCGACCATCCACATGACGGCCAGGCAGAAGATGAGGAAGGCGATCAGGGCCGCGCCTGCAACGCCCATCAAGATGCGCTTAAGAGTCTTCATTGCTGCAGCTCCATGCACTTCTTGTGGCGCTCAAGCTGGCGGGTCCATACGCCCCGGCAGACCCTGTTCCCGGGTGTGCTGCAGTCGAACTCCCAGCGCACCGGTTTGCCCTGAGCATCACGCCTGCTCACAGTCCAACCCGGTCCCTCCTGGCGGGCGCTGGTCAGCTTGCGGTAGTCGAGAAGTCCATCGCACGCGGGCTTGTAGTTGCCCGCGAGCAGCTCGCGCCGCATGGCTGATGTGCGCCAGGCTCCCATGCCGTACTGGTACACCCAATCGAGATACAGGTCGTATTCGCCCTGATGGAGTGCTACGCCTGGCAGGCTGTCGCGGAAAGCTGCCTCATCCTTGGTGATGTGGGTATGGGCTTTGATGAGCGCGCGCACCGGGGTGGTGGTGTCGCCCATCTTTACGGGCGTTCCGTCCTCATGAATGGTGCTACCGAAGCCCACCGTGGGGCGGTCGCCCTGCGTGGGAACGATGGCTTTATCGGTGTAGCTCTCATGCACCACCAGGCCAACCAGACCGGCCGCCGAGAGCGACATGACTGCGACGACCTGACGCGGGCTCACGTTGCCGCGCATCCTCTTCCTTGATCGCGCTCGCTGCCCCGCACCGCTGCCGAGGAGGCAGGCAAACAACAGCACCGTGACGATGCCAAGGAGAAAAGAGTTGGTGATTCCCATGCCGCGACTGTCGAGGTCGGGGCACAAAAAACTAAGGCCGACATATGTCGGCCTGATAGCTCTATCTGAGACTAGTCAATCCTACTGGACGCCCATAGGCGTCACCAACTCCTAACGACTGATGGCAGTGATCTTCCCCTGATCCAGGTAGACAAACTTAATAGGCGCATGCTGAGCGTACACATACTGCTTCCGAACGCCATACTGTGTCTCGGTCTCATTGATCTGAAGGTGATCCCAGTCCCTTGCGAACATCGTGCAGTTCAGGAACTGATCCTCAGACATGCCTACGCGCGGCTGAGGTTGTACTCCCTGAGCGCACCGCGTTGAATCGCTCCTTCTGCTAAGCGTATCGGCTTTCTCAAGGAGCTGGCGCCGCTCAACGTTTGTCTGAATTTTTCTCTGCATCTCCGGCTGCTCCATTTGATTCTCAAATGAACGGGCGACATCTGCAGCGCTCATTACACCAGGAGGCTTGACAGCGGGTGACTCGATAGGCGCTTTAAGGTTCTTGGCGCCGTCAGTGCAAGGTGCATCCTGGAACACAACCTTGCCATCAGAGCCTGCACACTTGTTGACCGCCCATGTCGGCAAAGAAAGCAACAAAGCGGCGAGAAACATCGTCTGCTTGAGCATGGCGCTCCCCCTTTCAATTAAACGTGACGCCGCCCCAACGGACCCGGCCTAGCACCGAAAAATCGCGATGCGATTCTTCATCCGAGCCTTCTATTTCAAAGGGCGAATATTCTGGGTTTGAACTACTGACCCTCAATACTTTTCCGGGTAAGCGCTGCAGTTGCTTCAGCATCAAGGCGCCATCGAGACGGATTGCGTGAATGCCTTCGGTCAATACGTCCTTTGCACGAAGGTCAAGCATCGTGGTGTCTCTGGATCGCAGCAACGGCTCCATTGAATTGCCGATCACTGAAACCAGCGCCAATTCATTGTGAGTAATGCCAAGGTCCTGACGGATGAACTTTGCCTCGAAGGGGCGCATTGCAACAACACGCTCAACGTCGCAGAAGACACCATTTCCAGCCGACAACGCTACATCGAAATGCGGGACATAGATGTACTCACCCGCTTCGACGGCCTGCACACTGCGTTCTATCTTGTCGGACTTCGTTTGACCAGTCAGAAGCCACTCGGCAGGGCATTTCCCGATCTCTGCCATCCGCAAAAGCGCAAACGCATCCGGGATCGTTATGCCCCGCTCAAATTTCCCAATGGTGTTGACATGGAGATCAAGCCGACGCGCGAACTCTTCACGTGTGAAGCCGGATCGGCACGACCTTATTCGCTCGCCCAGTGAGGCCGCATAGGCATCGCGAAGTTCATTGCTCGGTCTGTCCATGATCTCAACACCACGCTGAGCGGGGTGAACATTTTAGTGTGTCCATGAACACATTAAAGCATGCGCGAGATAAAACGGAAACACCCGATACCACCTATATCGTCTGATGGCAACTCGAGGCCACACTCAAACACACCCTTTTGTGTGTTGAAAAAGCTTGCGAGAACATTTTTTTGTGTTTACCATCATGACCATGGACACACAAAAATGTATGCAGCAGACAGATTGGCATCCTGCGGATGTCAAGGCCGCACTCGAAAAGAAAGGTGTAAGCCTTCGTCAACTTGCTAAAGAGCATGGCTACTCACACTTTCAGCGCGTCCTGACGACCCACTGGTGGGCTGTTGAACAGATCGTTGCCAATGCTCTTGGCAAGCCCGCGCAGGAAATCTGGCCGTCCAGATACATGACCACGCGAGCAAAGGCTCAGGCACGGACTGTCAAGATCACTGTGACCCGCTCAGGGCGCATCCGCAAGCAGCAGGAGCCACGCACATGACTTGGCTCACCGCACGCGAAATTGCAGGTCTGCCGGGCATGCCCAGCACAGAGTTCCGCACTCGCGAGAAGCTCGAAAAGTTAGGCATACCGAGCCAGCCCCGCGCAGGCCGGGTCGGCGGAGGACTCGAATACGACACCACCGCACTGTCAGCTGCGACCCGCGCGGCTATTGCAGTCCGCACGGTCGCCAAGGCTGCAACCACTGCGTTGGCCCAGGTTGATCCCGCTCCGGTGGTGTCATTCGCCCCGCCTGAAAAGCCATCGCCCGCTCCCCTGGCCCCCATGCCAGAGCCCACCCGCCGCCCACCCAGCCTGACCGACAAGGCTACGGCTGACGCCCGCATGCTGCTGGTGAACATGGTGCTGGACTTGGAGTCCGTGCAC